GAAGTCTTTGGACTTCTTAATCTGCTGGTTAAAGATAGTTCTAAGACCAGGCAGCATTAACTCATCCCAGTTGTCTGAAATCATCATATTGTAAATTCACCTCCGTATAAAATAGGAAAAGACCGAGCAGTTAAGCCCAGCCTTTAGCTTTGGGTCGTTTGGAATTGAGAAAGCCTAGCCAAAGATATGGCAGGAGCGACGGATCATAACGTCCATCATCAGGTCAGAGATCTTGGACAGGCCCACGCATACCAGCGGACCAACCTTGGTGGCAGAACTTAACCGGCCAGCGTTGGCGTCAATGGTGTTTTCGTCTTTAAGAACGATACCGCCCAGACCCACGTTAATAACGTCGTTGGCTTCAGCCGCAGCACCCAGCATAATGTAGTAGGACGCAGTTGTAGGAGCAGTCGGGAACGGCTTGGTAACAGTCAGGGTGTCAGATGATCCGGTATAGTCAGATACGGTCCTTAAAGAACCTTTGGCCGGTCCATCGTAAACATACAGGGCAGCACCATTCCAAACATCATCGGAACTTGTAGCCAATGCAGAATCTAACAGGGTGGTAGTAGTTCCACCGGTAGCGGCAGCGTCCTTGTGATCTGCAAAAGTACAGCGGTACACATTATCGGGATGATCGTAAACCTTGCCATAGGTCAAGCCAGCGGCAGGGTTATCGGCAGCGGCAATAGATTCAGCCATAACACCGACAATATTTGCTACGGTGCCAGAAGCAGCCTTGGCAATTTTGCCAGCGGTAAGAGTAACCATATCGCCTTGGGCGAAAGCGGTATTAGGGGTCAATTCATAAGCTACGGGATTGGGAATAGAGTTCAGGGTTTTGTTATAAATAGGTTCAAAACCCACAGAAGTTCTACTTGCAGTAAGAGCCATTGTTTAAGTCACCTCCATAAATATTGAAGGGCCGGCATTACCGCCCTTTACGTTGTTTGCTATTTTGGATTCTGATTTTCTCGGCTGCAAATTCTTTAGGGTCGACGCCTAGCTGAGCTGCTATTAGCCGCTCCTGGCGGGAAAGTGATCCAGTTCCATCAGATTTAGAAGATCCGCCGCCGCCTTTAGGAGTAGCCTTGCCGCCGCTCGTTGCGGCAGATCGCTTGGCTTTCTGTTCGGCTCCGGCCTGCATTTTTGATAGCAGCTCGCCCTCAACCAACTTCTGGCCAAGAATGTATTGCGCTCCGTCCTTAAAGGATAGGATCTTGCCGTTCTTGGTGAAATCGTCTATCTGGGCGACAACCTCTTTGGTAAGGATCCGCGCCAAACGTGGCTGGCGAGTGTACTCGGTTTTAGACTCCAAGTATTGCACTTGCTTCATGGCCTCGCTTAACTCGGCTTCTTCCTGGGCCTTAGTCTGCTTTTCAGCTTTATAACCGGCGTTCTCATGCTTTTGCATGACTATTTCGCGGGCTTCGTCCTCCGATATGCCCATCCGGTCAGCAGTATCAATGACAGCATTTTCAATTACCTGTTCCCGGATCTGCTCCAGGGTCATACCGGTAATCTGCTCTAACTCCTGCACCTGTTGGGTCTTGCGATCCCTGGACAAACGCTGCGGGATAATGCGATTTAGTTCCTCGGTTAAGCGCTTATTAAACGCTGTATCTTCATCAGACTCAGGTTCTTCTGCGCTTTCCTCATGGGAATCCTCGTCGTCGCTATCGCCGTCTTTGAATTGAGCGAATATCGCTTCCAGTTCGGCATCGCCATCGGCCAATTCATCGTCGCCTGCATCGTCGGTGTCCAGGATAAGATCATCGTTCTCTACTCCATCAAGATCCGTGCCGATAAAATCATTGTCTTTTTCCATTATTAAAAACCTCCCGTATTATTAGCGCGTCCGCTATTTTTGTGGTACTGCCGCAAAGAGTTTAAGGTCGTACATGGTTTGGACCAGAAAAACAAAAAACCACGCAGCTTTTATAAGGTCGTCATGTGTGTTGGACCTGGATGCCTATTTACTTGGTCTGTACTTTACTGTTCTATAACTTGTGCCCCCTTTTGGGCTTCCAGTAGATCTATCATTTGCTGCTTAAGCGCCTGGGCGTTAGCTTGCGGTGGTATTCCACCTATATCTGCTTGCCCCGGTGGTGCCGGTGTCGGTGCCGGTGCCGGTGCTGCTGCCTTAGATAGCTCCGGTCCTAGTTGCTTCATCATCTCCAATAGGGCCGGAACCTTCGCATCATCAGGTAGTTTCATTAATCCTTGCAGCAGATCGGGCCGCTGAGCTTTAAGCATTTGAATAAACTCGTCAACTTGCTGTTGGGGATCGGCCGGTGGCATTAGTTCAGCACCCATACCCATTGGCGGCTGCTGCAATTTCTCCAATAACTTCTCCCAGGGCGGGAATTTACCGTTGTCCAGGACATAGAAGAAGGTTTCCTGGTCAATTAGTTGGTTCATCAACAACTCCTTGGCCATTTCCATATAGAAAGCCCGGTCAGTTGGTAGTGAATTAGCCGTTTTGCACTTGGTATCAAATTCCGGCGAATATACCTCAAAATCCTCGCCCTCTGTTAGCTGTTGTTCCGGTGGCAATCCCATTTCTTGCTGCTGGATAAGCGTCGGCTCCAGTTCTGAATATGGCATCGTTTCACCAGTATCAAAGAAATAGGCCCGTTTCATGGCCTCGCCGTTGTATTCCCCGAATTTCAGCTTGCCGTCATCCTTGCCTAGTATCCGGTAACGGCGTTTGCCGTCGTAGAATTTGGTAATCAGGCGGTTAATATAATTGCCGCACTCCTCGCGGGCTGAGTTGATGGCCGCTTCTTTGCTTTTCAACCTCACCTGGGCCCGGGAAGCCAATAAATCCAACGCCCGGAAAGCGGTAATGCTGCCAGGAGTTCGGCCTTGCGATATATCGTAGCGGCCAACAATGGATTCCATCACCTTCGGCAAGCGGCCCGCTTCGTTTTGCAGGGAAGCTGGTACGCCGCGACCATATTCTCGGTGGATACCCTCTTTCCTTAGTACCTCAAACCACATTCCATAGAGCGTGCCCTTGTCCCGTACTATCCGTTTTTGTTTCTCAGATAAAGCGTCCACTTCAAACCAGGTTTGTCCTACCGCTTCATACAGATGGCCCTCCATTATCATTTCAGCGTTCTTGTTGACGCAGATCTGGGGGCTCTTTAGTTGCATGGCTTCACTCATACCCCACGGTGAACGCTCCCGCTTATAACATTTCTTGAAGTTATACGGGAATTTCACATCTTCGCCCGGGTCGAAGTAGCAATAATTGGAGTGAGAAAGATATTTGAGCGTCCCTTCTCCGGCCCATTGGATTAAATGCAAGCCCGGGCCTTGATCTTCTTCATCTTCATCCATTATTAGAGGCAGTCCCTTATACCAGGTGCTAACAACCAAGACCTGATCCTCTATTGATTCGGCGGTTGTGTATTCCAGCTCGTCTGACACCACTACATCATCACTGACAAAATCAGGAGTAATGCCCTTGGCGTCCGGCCAAGTTTCCTCTACTGCTTCCAGGGTATAATAAACAGCCTCATGTATCCGGCGGCCATCCTCGATTGTGTCCATACATCGAGCGTCCGGGAAAATAGAGCGGGGATGCTTGGCCTCCCAGCGTATCTCTCCGTTCCAGCGGTTCGGTCCTTTGCCGCCCTTCCAGTTTGGATCCCAGGTTGTGGCCCATATTCCAGTACCATAAAGGAAAAACCAGTGCAGCCATTTAACTAATTCGTCGGTGTGTCGGTTCTTGTAGGCGATAAACTCCTTAAGATCGGACATAGTAATAGCGGCGTCGTCGTCCCCTTCCTCCTGGGGATAGTCTATTAAGTCCTTAGGCTCGGAAAACTCCGCCACCAATCCCTCAATCAATGAGAATGTTACGTTCTCAACCGTATTGGGATGGTTATTCATTTGGGCGTCGGTCCTTAACTGTTGGCCATTATGGTCCAGCAGCTTCCAGTGATCGCCCTTGAACAGTTTATACATTTCATCAAACTCGGCAGTTATTGGCTGCTTGGCCACGACGTCGGTGTCGTACCAATCCCGGCACTGGGCAACCCCATTACTGCGCTGCCGCTCCAGATCCAGGTTGATCTCCGGCGTTTCTTCCTCGGCCAATTCCTGCTCCTGGTCAATCTCCAGGTATTCATTGGTAAGGCGCTGGGTGCTTTTATCTTCTTCGTAAATTGGTTTCATCGAATCAGACTCACCCCTTCCACCTTAATCCCGCCCGGGGTAAGGATACCAGTTACCCTCAGTCCTACCATGTGCCCCTGTGCGTAGAGTTTCGTTTCCTCAGGGCATAACTCTATTGGAAATAAATAAACGTCGCTCTCCGGGGCAGCCTGCCCTATGCTCGCCTGGCACACTTTCTTGTGCCGGTTCAGTTCACCTATGTCCTTGACCTCTAGGCCACAATCTTTACATTTCATTTACCTTGCTCCCCCTGTCCGTTTATCCAAAGAATCCGCGCGCTTCTTCGGCGTTCTTCTTTTGGTCCATATCTTCCCGATCCGGCTCGTCGTTCTCGACATCATTCTCAATAGATGGGAAGTTAATATTTGCGGTGGACCAATCTATTTCATCCTGGTATTCAGGTTCCGCGGCCGCCGGTTCTTCTTCGTCGCCGTACTCAAATCCCTCGACTTGATAGCCGCCTAGTTCTTCGGTAAATATCTCTAGTGCTTCGCCCCGGGCCATTAACATAGAAAGCTGGCGGTGTAACTCAACGCTATCAAGCCCGCCTTCTCTTAGGGTCACGATAAGTTTCTCTATCTGAATGTTATTGATTTGCAGCACCCGGTTCACGGCTGCCATTACATCACCGGCGTCAAACATTAGATTAGTACCCCTTTCTTTTTCAGCTTTTTCTCGGCGTCCCTGGCGGCCCAATATCCCAACCCGCCGGATTCTATTTTGGTGCCATCGTCCTTTTCAATGATGATGGAGTTCTTAAGCCTCCGATGCAGGGTCTTGGCCCTCTCGACCGGATCAGGGATTGATCGTAAAGACTTACTCACTTTGTCGCCTCCAATATTAAATAGGTCCAGAAACGCAAAAAAGCCGGCAAAGGATAGACGTAGGCGGTTAAGCCATCATCCATCCCCTGCCGGTTCTTCCTGGTCAGAAGTTGGTATTTGGTTGTTAGAATATATCGGCCTTAACGGTTTTGATCTTGCCAATAACCAATGTATTCAGGGTCTTGTAATTGATGGTGGGCATCTTCATTTTCTTTACGATATTCCAGGTTTCTTCCGTTACCAGTTCGTGAAACACCGTGCTTAATAACATCGGTATGTACTGGCTGCGCCACCCATCATTAGCGTTTACAATCTTGGCGTATTCCTTTTCTATTAAGGCCGGTGTGCAATAATGGTCGACTATTTCTTCCTCGATCATTTTGTTGGTTTGAATAGATGGGGCGCCGAAAGTCTTGGCGTTCTTTTCCTTAAACTCATTGGTCACGATCTTAGCCCACACCTGGCGGCCGTATCTATTGTAGAAGTCGTAATTCTTAATGACTATGCCCTCACCAAAGCCTTTGCCATCTTCAATTAAAAAGACGTTTCTTTCCAGGGCTTTTAGGAATCCTTCATAGGTTCCATTGGTCATTGTTGCAATAGGCGGGATATAGTCAAGATCAAATTCCTCAAGCATCGGCTGGTAAATGTTATAAGGGATATATTCCATCGTATCTTCGTCGCGATCCATACAAACGTCGAAGATATAGAATTTACGCCAGGCATCCTGCCGATAAGTCTTAAGGCTATGAGGCACAAGCCATTCTCCGAATAAACGATGTTCGGGATGCTTATCCAAGTATTGTCTAATGCGGTGGTCGTTCAACATGGCTAGGCAGAATCCAGCGTTATCATTGTCCATGCTCAAATGCCGGTTCCGGCTGCCGGTCTGGATCACTCCGTCCCGTTGCCAAACGGATCCGTTTGTACCATCAATCTTAGGGAATATAAAAGCGGGGCCAAGCTCTATGCCAGCAACCTCGGTGGTCCCAAACCGTTCAATGTGCTGGTATTTTCTAAACTCCATACTTACAACCCCATAATGCTTATTATGCTCGTCGGCATAATAGGCGGTTGTCCGGTATTGCTATCCGGATAAGTGTATCGAAACTTTGCCGGTTCCGGATCCACTTCGCTTTTCATAAAGGATTTCATATCCCAGGACATAGCGTATTTGCAAGTTATCCCGGCAATAAAGGTCTTATCCTCTAATTTGCTCCTAGCCTCTTTATAGATGCACACCTCGTCGTGTATGCACTCGCTACATTTCACTGTAAACCTCCTCTGCTGGCCACAATACTATTTCATTGGGATCAAAGCCGCCAACCCTTTGCTCTTTAACCGTGGGCTCATTTGTTTCAGGCTCCTTTAATCCATAAAGGGATACATTACGGTTAGATGTTTTATCGTACTTGCGTCCCACTACCTCGACGATCCCCTTTTTGCATAGCTCGTTCAATCGCGGGTGGGCATAGTTTCTGACTGGCATCGGTATTACCTTATGCTCATATAAATACTGTGCAACCTCGCTAGCCGTTGCCTGTCCTCCTAAGTAAACCAGCGTCAAGATACATTGATTCTGCCGGGTTTCCATCGTTGGTTTTGTAGCCCGGTAGCTCTCGCGCCTGGTTTCCAGTGTTATCATTATTAGCCTACTTATATTGCGTTGGTCCCTTCGACGCCTCCCGCTGCCGTTTGGAG